TGTGGCTCCAAACGTAGGTGTACCGCGCGCGAGTAGTGCCGGGCGCCCAGGCAGCCTCCAGCGCCTCGCGCCAGCCGGGGCAAAGCACCTCGTCGAGGTCGAGGCAGATGCACACGTCCGCGTCCTCCGGCAGCAGGGCAAGAGAGGCGTTGCGTGCAGCATCAAAGCGCCAGGGCGTGATAGTCTGCTCGTACACGGCGGCCCCCAGCGCACGCAGCAGCTCCGGCGTCCCGTCCGTGCTGCCCGAGTCCAGGACGTAAACGCCGTCAGCGCCCGCACAGGATGCCATGAACCGCTCGGCGAATAGCGCCTCGTTTTTGCATATGGCGTAGATGATGATTTTCATTTATGTACCTCAGGCATGGTCGTCGTTGAGATCTCGGAGTAGTGTGCCTGTGTAGAGCATAGTATCACCTCAACCTAAATAAGTAAGAATTATAGCTCCGTCTTTTCCGGGGTTTCCTTTTGTACCACCTCTACCATTCCCTTCCCCCCCGCCGCCGCCATTTCCATACGATTGAGAGGGGTTAGCAGCATTTCCAAGACCGCCTTCCCCAGGAGTGGCGTAATTGCCATCAGTGCCAGCAGAAGCCAAATCACCGCTTTTATTGCCGCCTGCACCGCCAGTCCCTGGCCAAAACATACTACCACTCTCTCCTGGACTGCCTCCAAAACCACCGCTACACGTCAACAGATTTGCAAAACTGCTTTGAGAACCGTCTTTTCCTTTGTTATAGGCATTGCCACCATTGCCGCCTGCGCCAATAACAAATTCATAGGTAGTTTTTGAAACCAATGCAGCTATAACAACAGTGCCAGAGCCTCCACCACCGCCGCCTCCGCCGCCATAGTCGCCTGTGTAAGCAGGATTTCCTGCGCCTCCACCACCGCCGCCTCCGCCGCCGTGGACCTCTATTTCCCACTGCCCGCTTGCAGGACACTCCCAAGAACCAGAACCCACCGTGTCTAGGATGATAACTGTCCCAACAGGGAAAGTAGGCCAAACCTTTTTTGTTGCGCCATTAACGCCTATCCACAACTCGCTTGCTTGCCGGACTGCGCCGTTGATGCCGCATGGAATCGCATTAAAATCATGTTCCGCGCCGTTGATGCCGCATTTCACTGGCCCACCGCCTCCCAAGCGTCAGGCTGTTCGGTCGGGCTGTAGGTGGTGTCGAGCTTGCACTTGTAGGTATAACCGTCCGTGAATATCATGTATTCCCCTACATGATATATAGCGTGTGCGGGCTGTCCGGGTACGAACGGCAGGGCGGTTTCGGGTGTGGTACCATGATAGGGGATATTGAATGTCAGCCACGCACTTTCACCGGGGGCGATGTCGGGATACACGGCATTGTCGTAGTCCTGATACACCCGCCACACCTGTTCCCACTCAGGGCCGAGGCCGTCCCCGGCGTTGGTGCGGAACACCTCACCAGTCTTGTGGTTTCCGGGCTTCCAGAGGGGCGCAAGGTTGAGGTTGCTTATCCTGCCGTCGGCGTCCATGTCTGCGGCGGCATACATACTTTCAATTTGCGTGCGCACAGCCTCCGCTTCATCCTGCGTGCTTATGGGCTGGCCCGCAAGCGTTTCTGCTGCCTCTCGGGCCTTTGTAGCCTCGTCCAGGGCGTCCTGCTCGGCGGAGTTGTTCTTGCCCATCACGGCGGTTACAGTGCCGTCACGGTTGTCGGTGATTGCGCCAGCAACGCCGTGGTCACGCCAATCATAGCTGTCGCCGAATTCATCAGTGAGAGTGAACACAGCGCCGTCTACAAAATGGGCAGCCGCCTCGGCATAGCTCATCGCTGCCTTGATGGTCAGTGTTTCGCGGCTGTGGCCTTTGAGCGTTCCCCGGCCAATTTTCGCCTCAGATGTGTTATAGATCTTGCCGTCCGGGAATTTGATAGTAGTCTGCATGTCGTCCTCCTTATGAGTACACGATGGCTATGCACCCATTCGGCAGGGTGCCGGGCGATGTCGATACAAGGGATATGCCGCGCGGACGTATGGTAGTGTAGTCCGTGCCGGCCATCTGGCCGTTTATTATGCTGCTGCCCATATTGATGTTGCCGTTCATCGTCCCCCCGGCGGTGGGGAGAAACGGGCCGTCCTGCAATGCAGCCAGGGCCGCGCTCAGTTGCTCCTCGGTCCCTGTATACCCAGCTTCGACCGCCGCCTGATATGCGCTCTTGCCGTTCGCTCCTGCAGAACCTTGCGGCCCCATAGGGCCTGTTGCACCCGTCGCGCCGGTCTCTCCCTGCGGCCCTGTGGGACCCGTAGCTCCCGTTGCGCCGGGAGAGCCGTCCTTGCCGGCGGTGCCCGTGGGGCCAGCAGGGCCGGTCGGCCCTGTCGCGCCGGTCTGCCCGGCGGGGCCTTGAGCGCCCTGGGGGCCAGTGGGTCCGGTCGGCCCTGTCGCACCCGCAGCTCCCGCAGTGCCGGTCGGCCCCGTAGGGCCTGTTGCTCCCGTAGCGCCCGTTGCTCCTGTGCTGCCCGTCGCACCAGTAGGTCCCGTCGGCCCGGTGGGGCCTGCGGTGCCTGCGCTGCCTGTGGCGCCCGTGTCACCCTTCGCGCCTGTAGGCCCCGTGGGGCCCGTCGGGCCGGTGGCTCCAGTTGCACCCGTGTCGCCCTTCGCTCCGTCGCTGCCGTTGGCGCCTGCTGGGCCCGTCGGGCCTGTCGGCCCCTGTATGCCCTGCGGGCCCGTCGGGCCAGTAGCGCCCGTTGCGCCGGGAGAGCCGGCAGAGCCGTCCGATCCCTGTGGCCCGGTCGGGCCGGTAGGACCTGTAGGGCCGGTGGCTCCGGTAGCGCCAACCGCACCGTCTGCTCCCTGAGGTCCTGTTGGCCCGGTGGGGCCCGTGGCTCCAGCGGCACCAGTTGAACCTGCGTCACCCTGTGGACCGGTCGGGCCGGTAGGCCCGGTTAGGCCGATGTCGCCCTTAGCGCCTACTGCACCGTCTGCACCCTGCGGCCCTGTTGGGCCAGTAGGTCCCGTCGGCCCAGTGTCGCCCGCTGCACCCGTGGGGCCTGTGGCCCCAGTAGCGCCTGCAGCTCCCGTAGCGCCGGTGGGACCCGTTGGGCCCTGTATGCCCTGCACGCCCTGAGCGCCCTGCGGGCCTGTCGGCCCAGTCGCTCCGGTATCGCCTTTAGCGCCTGTCGGGCCGGTTTCGCCCGTGTCGCCCTTCGCGCCCGTAGGCCCTGTGGGGCCGGGCACCGTGGACGCGGCTCCTGTAGGCCCTGTCGGCCCAGTCGGCCCGGCGGGGCCTTGGATGGTTCCGTTGTTCACCCAAGAGCTTCCGCCCCAGATGTAGATCTCATACGGTTCAGAAGCGCCCACGCCGTAGGCGTCGCCCACGGCGGGCGAAGGCACGGCACTCCGAAGCTCGGCGAGAGAGGCGTAGTAGCCCATTATAGTGAAGCCGTTGCCCTGCGGCCCGGTAGCGCCGACAGCGCCCGTCGGGCCCGTAGCACCTGTCGCACCGGTCGGGCCGGTCGGCCCTTGAATGCCAGTGCTGCCAGTCGGGCCGGTGGGGCCAGTCGGGCCAACAGCGCCCTGCGGGCCTGTTGGGCCGGTATTGCCGCCGGCTCCGGCGTCGCCCTTCGCTCCGGTCGGGCCGGTGGGACCAGTCGCCCCAGTCGCTCCTGTCGGGCCGGTTGGTCCGGTCGGGCCGCTTTCACCAGAAGGGCCCTGCTCGCCTTGGTCGCCTTTTGAGCCGGTCGGGCCGGTGGGGCCTGTCTGGCCGGCGGCTCCGGGTTCGCCTTGGGCTCCGGCGGGACCCGTAGGGCCTGCAGGCCCAGTTGGACCGCCGGAAGGGCCTGTAGGACCCGTAGGGCCGGGGACACCCGCCGCAAGCACACCCGTGTCTACATACACACCCTCGTCAGCATCCCATGTTAGCCAGGTCTGTGCGGCTGATATCACAGGTTGATGTATAGCAGCGCTCTCTGCGCGGTCAGCCGCTGCCTTCGCGCGATCTGCATTGTCTCCGGACACGGAAACCCAGTCCGGCGCAGGAGCCGGAGGCGCAGAGCCAGATCCACCGAGAGCCCGGCAGGTCACGGTGTTGATGATTTCCGACTTACGTATAACATCATCGAGGTACAGGCGCGCCTCCAACATGCCGGTGCCAGGCACGGCCAGGTCTGCGCTGTTTGGACGCCACACGGTGATTGGGTCTGTGGAACTCACGATCACCGGATACACCTGGCCGTCTGGCCTGCGGAACACCACCGACACAGTGGAGCCCGGGAGTTCTGCGAGCCAGGCGGACACGTCAATGCCCAGTTCTCGGTATTTGTTCTCTCCCGTGCGGCCGATCTCTACATAGCCCAAGGGCGGGTTGCATATGTTGATAATCAATTTGAGCCTCCTATGCTATCAGGCCGTACTTGTTTTTCAGGATCCCTATGAGGTTGTTGAGAGCGTAGAGGTAATTATTCGCCGTTACCGAGGTGTAAGACATATTGTTTGAGCTGAGCGACAACGTCTGTTTCGTCGCTCCGGAAGCGCCGAAGAAACTCAGTGTGCCTCTTGTACCGCAAATCCTGCTCGTGCCGTCTCCGGTATACAGCGCATACCATGGCACGGAGCTTGAGCCCAGGCTATACGGATATGTGCTGGAGCTGGCATGCGGCACAAGCGCGCGGCTGGAGGTCAAATCGACGTAATTTGAACTGCCCTGGTATAGCCTGGCCACAGTTGGACTGCCCCATTTAAGAGCATAAGGCGTTGTCCCTGATTTCAACAGGGCCTGGCCGTCGTTGCCTCCGGAGGGGATATAGTTTTCAGGGGCATCTGCCCATTTAAGTGCATAGGCTGTGGAGCCGTTCTTGACGAGCATCTGCCCGCTGGTACCGCCGGTTGGGATGCGCTCAACAGGTGCATCGACCCATTTAAGCGCGCGGGAAACCGAGCCGTCTTTCGCCAGCAGCTGCCCGCTGGTACCGCCGTCAGGAATATGCTCAGTCGGAGCGTCGGCCCACTTGAGGGAATAGTCCGTCGTACCGTCTTTGATAAGCATCTGGCCGTTGCTGCCGCCTGAGGGAATGTAGTTCTTGGGGCTCGTCCACTCCACGTCGTAGGCCTCATTCGTGCGCTTGGACAGCAGCTGCCCCTTTGTCCCTCCGGTTGGGATCCCCCGCATATCGGCCCACTTTGAGGCAATGCCCTCATTGCCGTCCTTGGTCAGCACCTGGCCATCCGTTCCGCCGGCCGGCAGGATGGCATCAGCGTTGGGGTTGCCCACTGGATACTCAACGACATAAGTACCGGAGTCTTTGATAACCCGGACTCGCTGCCCGGCGGCAAAAACGCAGAACGAATTGCACTTGTAGTGCTTTTCCGACGCGGTCTCCTCGCCGTCGAATATCAGCGTTATGCCATCATCATATATTTGGTCAATGGTCGCAAATGAGTACGAGAGATCTTCAGAGGTTTTGTCGCTCATATCAACACCACCTGTCTGAGAGTGTGCGACATCGTCTGCCCTCCGGAGAGAGTCAGGTACCAGCCGGTTTCTTGATAAATCCCACTCAGCTCCGGCCGGCTTATTGCCACTACGTCGCCCACTCCGTGGCCAGGTTCCGCAAGCGTCGTCACCGTGACGGTCTTACTGGCCAGCATGCTCTCAAAGGCGAGATGCTCAGCATAGCGCTGCAGCTCCTCCTGGGACGCGATATTGTTCAGTTGGACAACCGTTGGGATACGCCGCCTGCGGCGCACGGTGGACAGCGCCGACATTGGGTTGTCGTTGACCGCTGTCGCCGTCATCGGCTCCTCAAGGTCCGGATTGGATACCGTGCAGATAAAGACGTTGGGTGCGTCATAGATATCCAGCTCTGCCTCGCTGTCGGGCATCAGTACTGACAGCGGCGTCCCGTCCGTGTATGTGTGTGCGATACGCTCCGCGCTGGGCTCCTGGCGCGGCTGGAGCACAGCTGTGCCGCGGGCGTCGAACCAAATATCGTTGTAATTGATCTCGGCCAGCAGCGTATTGATAATGGTCAGGTAGGGCGTACCTATCGCCCAGTCCTCACGGTCGGTGGTTAACGCCAACGAGCTCGGCGTCTCCATAACCATGCCTATACCGGCAGAGACCAACAGCTGCTTGACCGCGTCGAGGTATGGCATTCCCGCAGGCCAGTGCAGCAGCGTCTCGGTCTTGGCCTGCTGTAGCTTAACGCCGCGGTCGTAGGCCTGCACTCGGTCGAGATCCACGCCGTAGCCTTTTGAGGACACCGTGACCGTACCCGGCACAAACACGCCGATGGGCGACTCCACACCGTCGATTATAAGTACGGGCTGGAGCTCGTCGTTGAGGTAGTCGATCTCGCCGGTGTGGAGAAACACGCCGGCGAGGCTGGTTTTTATGGCTGAGTCTGAATCCGCCATGACCGAGGGCGGCGACGACTGCGGGAACGGCAGGGAGCCGCAGCGCACGCCGTCCCGCAGGATATCCACCCGGGCCGAGATGTGCCTAATCATAGGTAACCTCCTCGACAAAGTTGACGCGCTGTATCGAGAAGCTGAAGGAATCGAAGAAGCGCGAGCTCTGTTTGTCCAGAGCTTCGAGAACCCCTATGGCATAGTTGCCGCGCCTGTCTTTGACACACACCAGAGAGCCCTGGAGGGCCTCCAGCTCCGCGGATTCTGCCGGAGACGCAAACGCGCATTGCACCGACATCGTAGCAGAAGACCACTCCGATATTTCGGCGGAAGGATACTCGGCTCCGGGCAGATACTGATAGTTCATGGTGCGGCTCGTGTTGAGCGATGTACGCCTGTCGGAAGTATCGGCATATTTCAGCCGCAGCCACTTTGCGTCGGGTACCGGAGATATATACACGGTGTTACATACAGAGGCAGCTGTTACGGCGTTGGAGAGGCCATACATGCCGGTGGCAGCGAACACTCCGCGCACTGTGTAGGTATGGCTGCCAGAGCAGAAATTGTCCGTATAGCTTTGATCTGTGGTTTTGGCAATGGGGCGCCCGTCCCGCAGCACATAGTAGGCATGATAGCCGCTCGATGTCCAGCGCAGGGAAACTGAAATGCCTTCGGTAGCAGACAGGGTAATAGCCTCTCCCGCGGTGTTGCTTACCTGGACGGAGCAGGCGCCCCATGGGCTCCAAAGGCTGTATTTGTTGCAGACCCGCACCCGGGCAGTATACGTGCCATCCGGGAGGTAATCTGGCAGCCTCCAGCCCTTGGCCACGCCGTAGATAATACCGCTGCTGATACCATTGATCTCCGCTTCCCACGCCTGCTGGTCCGTAGATTGCCAGAATATGCTCACTCTCGGCGCGGCGCCGCTCGTAATCTGTACAACAGGAGCCGGTGGGGCGGCGACGACTATGATCTCAGCTGCGTCGCTCCAGTCGCCCGCAGTCCCGTCGGTGTTATATGTCCTGACGCGCCAATATACCGTACCGGAAGGGAAGGTGTTGGCCGGAACTATGAGCTCTGTGTCTGCGCCTGTCACGTGGCCCAACGATTGCCAAGAGCCGCCTCCGGTATGGTATTGCAGATCGGCGGCCGTCTGAGCTGTGCTCGTAGCGATTATGTGCGCCCACGAGAATGTGCAGGGGGACGAGCCGTCGACCATAGTGCTGACAGGCGATATCGGCACGGCCTCGGGCAAGGCCTCCACCGTGCTGAGCGTGTACCATTCGGAGATAATCGTCTGGTCGGCGCTGGTGGTCACTTCGACCTGCCATTCGATTTCATCTGCCGAGAATGTGCCTGCCGGTACTTCGCAGCGCTGGACGGTGCCGCAGTCAATGCTGTTAACAGCGCCTGAGCCCTTTACGCGCCAGCGAAATGTGCCGGACTTCTGCCCCATGACCCCGTAGCATACCTCGCCTTCCTGCAGGGCTACGTTCCATGAAAACAGGGCCGTCCCGTTTTTGGGGACATATCCGCTCATGGGGGATATGTCTCTCAGCTCGCTCTTGGCGTCTACATAGTATGTAAGTTCAAAATACGGTTTGCTGTTGCTTGCCGGAGTGTACGCGGTCAGGGAATCGGAATTATAGAGATCAACGAATCCGGAAAGCATCACTCCATGGGAAAGCAGGGATTTTACGTTCTCTTCAAGGCCTGTAACGCCAGGCCCCAACCGCACCCACATAGCGGGGGAATCTTCAAGCAGATCGAAGTTAGAATCGTATTTGGTGGTTGGTAGCGGAAGATCGTTATAAGTAACGGCGCTGAAATCCAAATCCGAGGCAAGATAGTCCATATATACAATAGCAGGCGATTCCGGCTCGTGCCGTACAGCAGATGCGTACAAATGCACTAAGGCCCCGCCAGCTATTATGCTCTTATACCACAGGGATTCAGGCAGCTGGGCAAACTTCAAAAACAGACAGCCCGGGGAGCCGGCTGACGACACGAGGGGCACAGAGGGGCTCGTCCTGTCGTTCGAGTACGGCTTGTCTCTGCACACAAACGCCCAATCTGCCACTTCAAGGCGATATGTCGCCATCAGTACACCACCTCCTCAGTGGGCATCATGCGGGTCTTGCGCCTACGGTCGCGGGCAAGGCGGGCTATGTCGCTGAGCTCAGAGATCTCCCGCAGGCTCAGCGTGACATAGTACACATCACCGGCGCTGCGGGCCGACTCCTGGGCGCTCTGGATGACGGAGCCGCGCGGCAGGAACACGCGCTCCGGGCCGTTCTCGCCGACCCAGGTGACGCCGCCGGGGAAGTTCCAGTCTCCGGAGGCGTTGTACATGGACTGGAATACACGTCCGGAGGCGCTGTCACCACCAAACAGGATGCCGTTTATGGAGCTTATATTATCGTTGAACCCGCTGAAATCAAACGACAGCAGGTTCACTATTGACGAAAGCGACAACAGCACCACTTTAAGCGCGTCGGATATGGTCGCGATTACCCAAGCAATCATATAAAATACCGGAGAGCAAGCCACAAGCACGTCCCCTAAAACCTCAAAGGCTGGGGAAAGCGCAGTTACCAGTTCAAGCAGAGATGCGAACACAGTCACCAGGCCGCTATCGGCCAAGGCCTCTTCGATGCCTTTCACGCCCTCTCCTGTCTCATCGAAAAAGGCTTGCAGGGCAGGGGTGAACTTCAGAGCCATGGCCTGCTCTCCGGCATTCAGGCGCTCATTGAAACGAATCAGCGCATCGTCCACGCCTGCAAGCGCCTCAAGCTGCACATCTGTAAGGACAGCGCCTACCTTTGAGGCCTCATCGCAGAGAGCTTGAAAGGCATCCGTACCCTGAACTATAAGAGGATTGAGGTCCTGGGCCGACCGGCCGAAGATCTCCATGGATACCGCGTCACGCTGTGTGGCGTTCTCTATCTGCCCGAGGACATCGATAACTTCGAGGAACACCTCCTCGGCGCTGCGCAGACTGCCATCGGCGGCGGTGACCTCAATGCCGAGCTGGTTCCAGGTCGCCGCGGCTGTCTCAGAGCCACTCTGCACATCGGCCATGCTCTGGATCATCTTGGCCTGCGAGCTGGCCACAGTGTCAAAGGACACGCCTATGAGGTCGCAGGCATACTGATAGCGCTGCACGGCTTCCGTGGACAGGCCCGTCTGCATAGAGAGGTCCTGGATCTCACCAGCTGCAGCGGCCTGTGAGAGAGTAAGATCTACAAGCGCTTTTTCGACCTCCACTATTACAGCCGTAGCAGCTGCAAAGCTCCCGATAAGCAGGGCCAGTCCGCCGTCGAGCGAGACCATGGAGTTGAGCGTACTCGTGGCGCCTTCCGGCAGGTTAATACCGAGCTTGCCAGTCAGGTCATCCAAGACGTCGCCGAGACCCTGTCCGCTCTCTGCGGCGTCAAGCAGCCCGCCGTCGAGCGTATCAATCCCTGAGGATGCGTCAGACAGTGCCTCAGTGTTGGACTGCAGCTGCTGCTCCATTTTTGCGAGTTCGGCCTCGGCGTTGTTGAGGGTGGTCTGCCAGCGCTTCGTGCGGTCGTCGGCCTCGCCGTACCGGTCAGCGCTGTCTTTCAGCGCGGCCTGCAGGGCCTCGACCTTCTCTTTCTGTGTGAGTATCTGCCGTGTGAGCACGTCGCTGCGGGCTGTGAGAGCGTCCACGCTGTCGGCATTGGTGGCAAACTGTGCAGAGACCAGCTTCATCTCGGAGTTGAGTACTCTGAGCGAGGCGTTTATCTCAGATACCGCCGCCTTATATTCCTGTTCTCCGTCGAGCTCAAATCTGGTTTTGATGGGCTGCGTGGCCACGTTTAACCACCTCCTCCAAGCAAATAGGCTGACAACGACTTCTGCGGCTTGTCCTCACGGTGCAGCGTCCTCCGTGGTGCGGCGGCCCGCAGTAGAGCCGCAACGCGCGCAGGTGTTGCGGTGCGCCAAAATGACCTCTCGTCGAGCCGGAGGACGCTCATCCATGCATACATGTACCAGGCGAAGTCAATACTGCGCGACTCTGGCTCCGCCTGGTCAGTCAGTTTTTTGGTGCGTCCTCCTCTGGGGAGAGTTCTGTGTCGGCAGACATGGCTTTTCTCACAAGCCGCATGACAATCGCCTTGACCTCGCCCATCCGTGCGGGTGCGAGCATGCGCCCCACCTGGCGAGAGGTGTAGCGAACCTCTATCCCCTGCTCATCAGCGGAATCATTGAGCATGGCCGCGAGGAATTCCATCAGCGACCGGACGCCGGCCTTACCCGACAGCGCCTCACTGATTTTCCCGTCATAGGCCTCCTGGACATCGGCCAGGACGTTCATGTTGCAGCAAAGCTGATAGGTGCGCCCGTCGAATTCAAACGGCACACGCTCCAGGCGCATGTCTATCATGCCTGGGCCCCCCCGAGCGCCCCATCGACCCACTTCTTGGCGTTCTCAACAGTATCGACGGTCACGACGTCGACCAGGTTTTGCGTGGAGGAGTGGTCTGCCATGAACTCGCCAGTCGTCGTGGGCGTCTGGAATGTTAGGCTGTCGCCCTTTGTCTTGTATACCATAGCCGGAAGGCCGAATATGATGCGCCGCACAAACACACAGGTGTATTTGAGCTCGCCGTCTATCATGTCGGGAGCATAGAACGCGCAGCCTACAGCGGAAGGCTCGTCTGCGCCTGTGTAGGCAAGCCCGGTCGCGGCCGGCTCGAGGCCGGAAATGGTTATCGAAGAATCCTTTGCTCCGAACATCATTTTCTGGGCTTCAGCTGGTATGTATTTGGTCGCGACACTCATAGTGCCGCCGGTGATGAGCTTCATAAATTCAGAGAGCACGCCCTCAGCATAGAGACGGCCCTCGGCATATTTGAACTGCAGGTTCACATCCATGGCGTCACCGATGGTGGTGACGTCTGAGTATGAGATGGTTCCGTCTGTATTCTTGTACTTGCCGATTTTGATATATCTCAGGTCAAATGCGGGCATTATATCAGTCCTTTCTCGTGCAATATCGTGTTTGCCGCGTCCTCACAGGCGCGGATCATCTTAGGGGTGGCAGACAGTATGGCGGCGTTCCAGAAATGCGAGCCGGGAATGTAGCCGTAGGCCTTTTTGCGCCCGTAGTTAAGGACGAACGCCTTGACCGCATTCTTTACGCCCTTCTCGTCCCTGCCCTTGACGGACATGGACACGCTGTGGACTCCGTCCTTTGTATCGACTCTTCTGTAGTAGGTGACATTGTCTCGCATGGCTCCGGTATCGATATGCCCGGCGCGCACCAGGGCGCTCCGGGCCTCTTTCACAAATATCTCGGCGCCGGCGTACAGGATCTTCTTGGTGTTCTCCTTGTCGTACAGGCCGTTGTCCTCGAGCTGGCGTATCAGCTCCGGCAAGGCGCTCTCTGAATACTGAAAACTAGCCATACAGCGCCCCCGCAGCTATGGCCGTTAAGCTCGCCTGCGACTGGCGCTTGTCGTCCGAGTACTGCACGGCGTCCAGCGTGGCGATCCAACCAGCAGCTTCAAGTGCTGCCTTCACCTTTATCATCAGCGGCACATAGCTTCCGCCGGTGAAGATGTCCACAGCGTAGGCCACGCCCGTCTCAGCTTCCATACCTTCGGCGTATATCTGCCCGGTCTGCCCTATGCACTGATAGGTCACAAAGGCGTCCTCAGTTCCTCTGTACGGGACCGGAGACACAGGCGCTCCAATGCCCGCAAGGGCTTCAGCTATCGGTATCATGCTCTGCCTCCTCAACCGGGAACACAGTCTCTGACAGCCTGAGCGACAGCATCTGCACAGGCAGACCGTCGGAGTTCTGCTTGCGCTGAATCTGAACTATGCGATACTGGGCCCCGTCGACCAGGCAGAACTGCTCGGCGCTTATCGGCGCCGGCCACATCTCGGCGGCAATGTCTACGCGCTCACCGGCCTGAAGTGCGGCGTAATATCGCGTCACGCCGACGGTGGATTCACCGAAGTAATATCTCCGGCCCGGGCGCAGGCAGCGGGGCTCGGCCTCAGTATCGAGCGTGCAGACAGTCAGCACGCGGTCATAGATCATGCGCTGCCACCTGCCTGAGCAATCTTGCGGTCATTGAGCTCTGCCCGGATCATGCGGGGCATGCCCGAGGCGTCCGGGCTTGCCCGCCGACGATATATCCAGGCGGCATACATGGAGAGCAGCGCGTCATCCTCAGGGGCGTCCGGATTGAGCCGGACGCCCTCTCTCGATATCGCCGCATGAGCCATTGACAGGTAGTGGTCAAGCTGCACCTCCTGCTCGGGCGTGGGATGCAGCAGGCCGAGATCGGTCTGCAAAAGGATCCTCTGGTTTGCCGTAGGCGTCACTCGGCCCACCTCCTTTCTCTATCAAGCGCCGGCAGTGACGGTCGCAGTGCCGACCTTTATGGCCTTGCCATCGGAGCCGAGCTCAATGACGGTGATGATGGCTCCAGTCGCGGCCTCGACGGTCTTATTGCTGGGCAGGTCCGCCCACGACTTATCCGGCTCCATGCCGTTGGGCACGGTCACGGACTGGCCGCCGACTTTGTACATGAGCTTGGAACTCCCCGCATTGCCCGCTACGGCAACAGTCGTCTTGCCAGAATCGCCAGCCGAAGTCGTCACGATGAGGGTACCAATGTTGGTGTTGGCATGGTCAACACCGAAAGCTACAGACGTGGTCGGCGCCGTGTTGTTATAGTTCAGCAGCACAAACCCTTCGCCGCGTGCAGGCTTGCCGTCATACCTCTGCGTTGCCTTGAACACAGTGCAGTCCTGGATAAACAGCGGGATATCCGAAGACTCGATTTTAGCGCCGCTCCGCTCTGCTAGAGTCATAAGGGAAAGATAGCCGCCGGCTATATCGTGGTCCTTCATGAAGTTGAGCTCAACGATTTGGCCACCAAGCACAGGCATGATGTTCGACATACCTGCAGTCAGGGCAGCATTCAAGTTAAAGGCCATACAACGGCTCAGAAGGTCTATCCGCGTCTTGTGGTTCATAACCCAAACCGGGTCACCAATCGCATAGTCAGGCGAGGCTATACCCAGGGCTACAATGAGCGTCTGGAAAAACTCTGTACCAGTCTTACCGCCGATGTCGAGCTTCAGTACGTTGGAAGCGGAAAGATCCGTAAAGGTGCCCTGGTTCTTCCCCCACCATGTGGGCTGGCTCTTGGCAGCGAGGCGGGTGACAAAGCCGACAGGCATCTTCTCTCCCGTACCATAGACCAGGGCCTTGTCAGCGCCCAAACCTATGGACTGTCCCAGGATATCAATGACAGAGGCCAGCAGAGCCAGGTCGTCGTCATCTTCCAGCGTAGAATTCGATATGGCCACATAGCCACCGACCTTATAGCCGTCCATCTCGAGCTGCGTAAACACGATATCAAGCTCGTTCAGTGCCCCGACAGCCTCTGTCCATATCGCCTCCGGGATGGTTCCGGCTATATTCTGCCTGGATGTGCCTTTTACCGGCTTGACGGTAACGAACTTGATGAGCTTGGAATAACGATCCACGTTATTCCTGAGGACCCCGAACAGAACATCCGGAATCCCGAGCTCGCCGCCCTTGACAGAACGATTTGTGCCTCGCAGATCGCGCAGATTACATATGAAAGTCCGCACGTCATCACGGGCGACGAGAGCCGAGCGCTGTTCGGGAGTCTCGCCCAAAACGCTCAGTGCCCTTGTGTAGTTGCATATGTTCGGCACAGGATTCGCCACAGAATCACTCCTTTTCTTCACATCTGCGCCGGGCTCGGCGCTTCTTGCGGCCTTGCCGGCCGCTTCGATTTCTGCGATCTGCCTCTCCAGCTCGGCGATCTCGCCAGATATGCGGGCCTGCTCGCTCGCGTTGGTTTCCCGCGTCTGCTCGAATTCGCTTACAAGCGTTTCCACGACTTCGCGCTCCTCATCAGTCGCGGCCTCATTTATCGCCTGCTCAAGCTCCGCCTCGCGAGCCTCGAAGCTGGATGCGGCGGCACGCAGCTGCTCCAGCTCGGCCTGCAGGGGCTCGATCCTCTTGCGGAGAACGAGTACTTTAAGTGCCATTGTTACCTCCTAATCTTCGTCTCATTTCAGCGCGCCAAAGCTCCAGGCGGCGCCGGTTGATGGTCTCCAGGTCCCTGCGCCTGGCATCTATGCCAGTGTCCTCATACGCCGGGAACGTGCAGGGGCTTACCTCGTAGAGGGGGTTGACCTTTTCGATCTCCCAGCGGCATTTGCCGTCACCCAGCTCGATATACCGCTCAGATTCGATTTCAAAGCCAAACGAGCACTGGCTCACGTCTCCGCGCTTGACGCGGGCATAGAGGTCCATCGCCGCTCGGTCTTCCTGATTGATTGTGATGCGTCCCCACAGGCCTCTGGAGTCCTGTTTGAGGGTCAGAGTGCCGGCGCGGGTGCGACCCAGGACGAGGTCTGTATTGTGGTTTACCAGCGCGCGCACGTCACCGGACACAGATTCGTCAAAAGCACCAGGCAGGATAACTTCCGATGCTCCCGGCCAAAACTCGTAGGGGCTGTTGAAAACGGCAAAGTATCCCTCGATATAGAGCTCTCCGCCCTCCTCGCGCGTGGAATACTCGACCGGCAGGCAGCGGCGCTGCCTGTTAGTTCTATCTGCTCCGGGCATATCAGTCCTCCTCACTTTGCAGCTTTTTCTGATTGCCGATCATGCCGGCGGGGATATAGTTCTCCAGGATAACGCGCTCATCCAGGCCGGGCTCCGGCGGCAGATCGAGCCAGTCGCGGACCTCGTTGCCCGTCATTATGCCGCGGACATACTGGTCGTCGCCGACCGAGGCCAGTGTCTTGAGGTCATAGGCATACAACCGGCGAGTATTGAACTTCCAGTACCAGCGCTCGGAGATCAGGAGCTTCTTAGTAAGCTCCTGTGCGATGCCGTTCGCTATCGGCTGGGCAGTCGTGCGGATAAAGTTGTTGTACGCCGCCTCGCTGTACTCCCCCACGCCGAGGAAATACGGCGGCACCCGTATTGCAGCCGCGACGCAGCGCTTGTCCATCTCCACGCTGGACGATATCGCAATGTCGGCCAGGGACAGCGGTTTGACCGTGACAACGTCCATGAGCTCCGCGGGGATCATCCAGGGCTCGCCGGCGCGCTGCGTCTGTATGTACTCATGCATCAGCTTCTCGCGGCCAGACGGTTCTCTTAGCTCCTCGGAATTGGAGTCCACCTTGATGATCACGCTCGGCATCCACTTTGAGGACATAAAGGCGTTGGTGGTTGCCGCCGCCTGTCGCAGATTCTTAAGCACCTCGCGCAGCTGCACACGCGGGCCTCTGCCCCGCCACGGCGCAGCCGGATCCGGATGCAGCCGGAAGTGCAGCACAGCATCAGGCGCAAACATCTGGCCTCGCCATTGGATGGAATAGCTCAGGCCGTTGTCCTGCGGCAGCGTCGTCGCGCCCGGCATGGGCAGCAGCTCCTCTATCCGGCCGTTACGGGAAACAGGAAGGACAAAGGCATTGCCGTCCCCGGATGTGAACATCGTGGTCACGATCCAGCTGACCCAGGTCTGGCGTGTCCCCAGACTGTACGGAGTGATATCGATCATGCGCGACAGCTCGTTTTTGAGCCGCTTGTCGCCCTCGTCGGTGTTCTCCATGAGCCATATTGTGGCGTCGGATATGATATCGGCCACCATGCCGACGGCATTGGCGACGTCCGGCGAGTCGATGAGCCGCGAATATCCGGGCACAGTGAGGTCCGAGTCTGTGTCGGCCAGCGTTATCCATCGCGTCCCGGTCGACAGCGGGGCATCCCGCGAGCGCGGGACCGGCTTAACTCGCAATTAATCACCCTCCTTCTGAGCGCCGAACCAGCCGGCGCCTTTCTTTTTGGCTTCGAGATCTATGAGATAGGTGCAGGCTGCGAACACTGCACAGTCGAACACGTCTATGCGAAGGTTCGGAGCCAGCTTGTCGTAATACGTCACGTCATCGGCTTTGTCGACGCCGTGGACGTTCTGGACGCAGTATTCAAACGGCTCAGCGTGGCAGTAATACAGCGTGCCGGCCTTGGCAGAGTTCATGAGATAGTGAAACCCCTCATTCTTGAGCAGCGCCGTCTGCGGCTGGTCACGGACGGTAAAGTGCGCCGCCTTCATGCCGACGAAGTACTCGCGGCAGAATTTACGGTCATGGCCCACCCGGCGCACCTTGAAACCGCGCGTGCGCATGTCCGTGAACCACCGGACCACGTCAGCGTGATTTGTGACCTTGTCGTTTGTCATGTCCAGCCAGTGGTCGTCGAGCCAGCCGAACAGAGGTATCTGGTCCTGCTCCGCCTTTACGAGCGCAGCCGGACGAGGGAACCAGCAGTGAGGGACGATGATGTCCACGCCCTGGTAGTGGCCGAACAGGCACGCTGCGGTGAGGTCATGCAGCTTTGAGAGGTCGGCGCCGCCGTACCACTCGACCGGCAGCCTGGCAAGCTGGTCAAGCGTCCAGTCATACTTGGCGTCAGACGCCCGCCACTCCTCGATGTCGAAATACGCACGCAGCGACTGGATAAAGACATTGAGGCTCTTTGTCAGGAACTCCGGCCTCATCTGGGGATCCTCGCGGGCAAGCTGCGCGTCGGCAATCATGTCGGCCGGGCGGATGCTCGCGCCCCAGCCTGGATTGCAGGCCTGCATGACAGCAGGGTCATCATAGTCGACTTCGCCGTTCGCGCCCTGCTCGGCCGCGGCTATGAATACGAAGGTGCGGTCAGCTATGTCCCCGGTCACGGTGCCGTCGAGGATCTTCCGGCAGAAGTCCACGCGCTGCGCACAGAAGCCGAGCTCCAGCGAGCCGGCAGTCGAGATGCCGATGACGAGCTTGTTGGAGTACGCCTTGGTCGCGTCCTTGAGCACCTGGTACTGCTTGGCGCTCTTGTATGTGTGCATCTCGTCGGCGATGATGACGTTGGCGTTGAACGAGTCCTGACGGTCTGGCGACGTAGCCAGGGCATTGATAGAGATATACCCGTCTCCGACATCACCCGATATGCTGTGCTCATTGTTGCTACCTATGATCCGCAGCCCGTTGTCGGGATCCTCGTCCACTGATATGCCCAGGCGCTTCACGTTGAATTTGAGGAAGTCGAACCCCTCCAGGGCCTGCTTCAGCGCACCGCCGACCTCATACACCTTTGAGCCCGACATCCGGTAATATAGGGCAAAGGCCCAGGCCAGTGCCGCGGCGAAGGTGGTCTTGACGTTCTTGCGCGGGACAAATATCAGGGCCTCAACATATCGCCGCAGCCGTGTGCCCGGCTGATAAAAGCCCATGATGTTGTAAACGCAAAACTTGTGATACGTCAGCAGCTCGAAGGGCCGTCCACGCATGGGCAAGCCATCGAGGTCCTCGCCCTGCTGGTGGCATATCGTAGTCTCGATGAGCGCGATTATCAGGTTGGCCTCTTCCGCTCGGAAGTCCCAGCGCCCCGTGTCCAAATCGGACACATATCTGGCGCAGGCCTGTCGGATCTCGGTGTAGGCGGGAACTTCGCCGGACAGGACGCCCTCAACATAGGCATCGACTTCAGCCTGGTAGTCCGCCGCTTTGGCAATGGCCGTTTCCTTGGCCGTATCCAGCAGCGCCTCAATCGGGCTTCCCGACGAGGCATTTGCTTCAACGGCGCTTCGGGCCTTTTTCAGCCCGGCAGGTGTCAGGCCCAGCTGGGTGCGCAGTGCCAGGGCATCCGCACGCAGTTTCTCGACGGCCGACCAGTACGGGTCTTTCGCCATGTACTCGGCTCCGGCCTTGTTGGTCATACGGGCCACCATCTGGCCGCCCTGCTTGCGCCATTCCTTTTCCGCTCTGGAGAGCTGGCGTTCAGTCTTGGCCAGGGCCTTGATGGTCGGCTCGTATATCTCGTTGTAGGTGTCCACGGCGCGCATTGCGTCGCGGATCATGTCCTCCCTGGCCAATTCACCGCCTCCGGTCCATTCGCGCGGGCGCGTCGTTCACGGGCGCTGCCCGCGCGCGAGTTCTTGTTTCCGTTTCCCCTGAGCGCCAAATTTTACCCCCCCTCAAAATTTTTGTCCGCTGTCGGAAGAAGTCCCGGCCTCAGTGATCAAGGGCAAATATTCTCAGTCTCAGAGGGTGGGGGGGATAGTCCGGCGGCGCCATGACTCGCCGAGCGCCGAGAGGCTGCCGTCGTCGTTGTGCATCGCGCGGTGCGCCTCAGCCGACAGGCTCAGGAGGTTCCAGTCAGCCCAGGCATATTCGGGCCAATCCTCGGCCGGCCAGATGTGGTGAACGACAGACGCCTCAACGTTGCGACCGTAGCGCCGCGCCTCGCGGCAGCGGTACCCATCACGGCGCAGGATACGCGGTCTGACATAGACACGCCATCGTCGGCTCTCGTATCCGTCCCACATTCAGCACACCTCCCGGTGGCAAACAAAAAAGCGCCTGCCTCCGACACATAGTCGAAGTCAGGCACTGGCACTTTGGCACTGGCACTCGCCGTCTGAAATTGTCACGAGGAGCCGGAGCTTACACTTGCGGCACCATACCGGCAACTGCACCGCCTGGGTATCCGGCAGTATTACCTGGTCTGTGCGGGTGTCGCATATCGGGCAGACGATTCGTCCTCCTCGCACTTCCAGTTTACCCAGCACACCTAATTGCGTCAAGCGTTTTCGTGTACCTTCCGTCATTTTCTCGTACCTCCCGCCTAAAGATATACACAACCCCAAGTCAGAAAAATAATAGCTATTCGATTTTTCAGCGTCTGCGAACAGGCTCTGGCCGCGGCTCGGGCAGCAGGTACGATATATATGTGTAGCAGCCGTATCCATTCTGCCGCTCGTCTCGATCCAGGATCACAGCTCCCGGCGGCGCTGTAATAGTCACATTGTCGTCGACCAGCTGAGACTCCCGCACAGGCTTGGCAAGGTTTCGGGATCCGACATAGCCTTTGGCACCGACCGCAATTACCTTTGAATCAGCGTCCGGGTTGCGCTCTCGTACCATGTACTGCGCGATCTCCATGAAATCATCGCGGCCGTAGTGCTCGCTGTCCGAGAGCTGGGAGATCTCTATATTGTCTCCCCACTCCCAAAGTGAGCGAATCAGCTCATAGTCCGCCCGGCCGGACGTGGCATTGATGACCATGTGGAAATGATACCGCCTGGAGCCGTCGTCCTGGAGCTCATGTATCGCATAAACATAGCGCAGCTCCTCCCCATCCGCACGCCGCCGAGCCCGCAGCCGGTCCATGAATCGGGCCATGATCTTCTTGCAGGCCTTGCGGTTTGGAGGCAGGTGAGCGTCATCAAAGCCGAGGGTGATCCACAGGTCGTGCCTTTTGAAATTGGCACAGAGCAGCAGCTGCAGCTGCTTCCACATCGCTTTGAAGTTCAGCTTCTGCCTGGCCGCGCTGCTGCACTTGGCTTTCTCCGCACGCTCTCTTGGAGAGTCCGCCGCCATGGCCTGGGTATAGCACACGCCGTACACGAGCCGACCGGCTGTCACCGTGATGAGGCGTTTAGTCTTTGCTATGGCGGCCGCCCCCCTTTACGCGCGAAGGCGAGGCCGCAGCCTCGCCTTCCCTTTTCTGTTGTTCCCGTGGCTGCCGGAACGAGCAGCCTTCCGGCCCAGCTGATCCCCTGGCTACGCACCAAGGGTGGTTGAGGATATCGCACACGGAACTCCCGCCCGGCAGCCGGCGAAACGATTTGCAGTCAACGCTCCGCCCGTCGGCGTCTGACGCGAGCCTAAACTTTATCCTTGGCACTGGCCTTCCTCCCATCTTCAGCAGTTTTTCGAGTTCGCACCCGATATGAGTACCCATCCCGAGACCGCCCGCAGCAGGCGCAGCGGACCCGGCTCAGCGGTTTATCAGCGTCGAGCTCGGTCACCTCTTCAAACTTCGGGCTGCAGGTCACGCACAGCGTGATATGTCGCTCAGTTCTCACAAGGCAGTCTCCCCTTCCAGTATGACGACATCCGGTATGTAATAATAATGGCCATCATCGCCGCCATGGCTCCGGCATAGCCCGTCCATGAGCGTATGCGCATGTACCCGCAAAGCGGCACATCGAGCCAGCAGCACGCGATCCAGCCAATGAGCTCGGACCACAATGACCAAAATAGACGGTCAATTTGTTTTGCAGACATCTTCATCGGTCGCACCCGCACCACTCTGGCAGATTTGCGCGCACGAGGGCCTCTGCGAAGGGCGGCGGGACTGCGTTGCCGCAGCGGGCGGTCTGTTTGAACTTCGGATATTCCCGCCCAGTGTAGTCCCTGTCGATTATGTAGTCATCCGGGAAGCCGTTGGCGCGATACAGCTCCCTCGGTATCAGCATGCGCAGGCCGATATCGGCTATGAAATACCACGTGCCGCCAAGCTCAAGCAGCAGCACCTCGTCATCCGCCAGCGCGTACCCGCAGTAAATATTGAGCAGTCCGCGGATCTTCGGCCAGTTGTGCAGCTCTGCGCCCGGCTCCGCTTTCCGCACCTCTGTAGTGACCACGCCATGATGACCTCCGCCCGCGGTGATGGTCTGCACCGGCTCGGAGACCGCCCCGCCGAGGTTCGTGCCTTTCATCTTGACCAG